ATAGTGTAATTGCAAAATATGTATTAGATACTTACTTGAAAGTAAAAACTCCAAAGCTTATTGAAACAACAAAAGGTATTCACAAAGTAATTGTTCCAAATTTATCACCTTTTGATACCATGAATTGGTTGGCTAAAAGAACTGTAGATGATTCTAATTTACCAAACTTTTTTTTCTTTGAAAATAAGTATGGTTACTATTTTGCTTCACTATCAAATTTGATAAAAGCTAACCCCATAACAAAAATAAATTTTGAACCTAAAAATACCAACATATCTAACAATAAAGAATTTTATGGTGCCAGAGATATGGAAGTTCCTGGCCAGTTTAATTTGCTTGACAATATTTCAAATGGTGTGTATGCAGGTAAACTTATAGGTATTGATCCTATACTCAGAAAAGTAAATAACTTCACACTAAATTATAAAGATATCTATGGTAGAGTAGCACATTTAAATCCAGAACCTAATTTTACCGGTGGGCAAAATAAAAAAGGCTTTGATGCCTCACAAATGTATGATTCTAAAGTATCATTGTATGCTTACGGTTCTGATAGAGGTAATAGTGGTTTTATTAAAAAAAATGATATACAAACCGGTAAAATTATTGATGATACACATGCCTATGTTTTTCAAAGGTCGGCTATCATCACCAACTTGTTACAGACAACTATGCATTTAAATTTGCCTGGTGATTTTGGATTGACTTCAGGTCTTACTGTAAATGTTGAGGTACCAAAAAGAGGTACAAAAGATCCAAACGGTAATTTGAAAGATAACACTTTAGATGGTAAATATATAATTACAGCGACAAGGCATATGATAAAAGGTGATATGCATTTGAGTGTAATTGAAGTTGCAACCGATTCCACTAATAAACCTTTTTATAATATATCACCAATTTAAATATAATGGAAAATACAAATTTTATAGGAAAAAACGGATTTATCTGGTGGATTGGCATAATAGAAAATCGTGTTGATCCATTAGCTATTGGTCGATGCCAAGTTAGAATATTTGGTTGGCACGAAGAGAGTAACACTATACTTCCTACAAGTGATTTGCCGTGGGCGCAAGCAATGATACCATTGAACAATTCAAAACATTTTTCTGCACCTAGAGTTGGTGATTGGGTTGTTGGATTTTTTATGGATGGTGAACAAGCTCAATTGCCTGTTATGATGGGCGTTTTACCTGGTTTAAAACCATGAGGAAAAAATAATGGCTGACGATTATACAGGACTAACCCCAGAAGAGATTGCTTTAATAAATCAGGCTCAAGAAGAAGCAAGATTAGAAGCAATACAAGCAGTAAAGGATTCTGCAGCTGATACAGCTCTATTAGAGACTCTTGGTGAAATTGAAGGTTATCAAACACTGCTTGCTGAACCTGGACAAACTAAACAAGAGATATCTCGTTTAAATGGTCTATTGGATGATGCAATCACTCGGTATGGAGTGTTAGCTCAAGCTTCAGGTTTAGCCGATACTCCTACTGGTACTTTTGTAGATGGCAGAACTAGCGGCATAGGAGTTCTTTCGGTCAATCGCGCAGGTATTGTTAATAGCACAGAAGAAAAACCACCTAGTTGTGCTGACGCACCAAAATCAGGACAACCATCAAATACCCCTGGTACTTGTTTTGGTGACACACCTTCAATTATAACTATTACAAATAACAACAGAGAACACGTTTGTGATTTTATTCTTGAATTAAAAAAGAATTTTGAATTGGGAAAATATATCAAGGCCGTTGCAAATGTAATAAGAGAAGCTCTTAAGTGGATTCTAAAACAAATATCTTTTGGTGACCCATCTGGAGAGATAACAAAAATAGCTAATCTATTAAGAAGTTATGCAGCAGAATTAAGAAGAATTCAAAAAGAAGTTATAAAACCAATTATTGAATTTGAAAAAGTTGTTCTAGCGTATGTTACAAAACTTCGTGCTATCATTCAATGGGTATTAAGTTTACCAGTTATATTAGCAAAGTTACTTGCTGGTTGTTTGTATCGTTTATTGAAATTGATTGCAAGTATTTTTGTAGATTTATGGAAACAAGCAACAACAGGTTTAGTTGATGAAGTTAATGCTGAAAAATTAGCAGCAGATGAAGCTGCAGGCATCATGGGACCAACAGCAGATTTTAATGTGTTAGTTGATGCTGCTAAAGATGCTGTTGCAGTTACAGGTGATATTATAAGTGCAACTTCTCAAGCTGTAGCATTAGCTGTTGCAATTCCTACAGCATTAACAGTTGGACTATTAGTTCCGGTTACGAAGGCAGAATTAGATGCTGCAAACAATACTATAAAGGCATACAATACGGCAAATCCTGCTATTGGTGAAATAACAGATTCTGTAACTTTAGGTGGGACAAATAAATTGGCAAGTTGGGGAGCTCCTACTACCGCAGAGACAACTGCATACATTGCACGAGCTATTAAACCTGCATTCTGAAAGTAAATTATGGCAATCTATTCATTAAACACTATACCAAATCTTGACATTGACTCTGGTTGGACAGAGCCAGAATCTGCCTCAAACGCAAATTTTAAACCGCTTTATCCATATAATGATGCAAAGCAGACCGAGTCTGGTCATTTATTTGAAATGGATGATACACCTGATAGAGAAAGAATTCGTCTACAACACGGAAAGAAACTAACATTTCTTGAGATGCATCCAAACGGTGACCAGGTACATAAAGTATTCGGTGATGATTATGAAATAACAATTAAAGACAAGTTTGTTCGCGTTAAAGGTAAGTGTACCATTGAAGTTTTAGGTGATTACAATTTAAAAGTTAATGGTGACTACAACCTGCAAGTTAACGGTGACTACAATTTGCAGGTTGCTGGAAAAACAAATGTTAGGTCTGCTGACGATATAAATTTGTCAAGTGATAATGATATTCAGATTGCTGCTTCTGAAGATGAATTAAAATTTGGAGCAATAAGACTATCAGCATATAGAGAAGTGTTTATCTCTTCAGAACTTAATGTATCTGGATCTGGATGGATTGGTGGTGCATTAACTGTTGAAACAAGACTTGATGCAAAAGTTGGTGTAAGTGCAGGGCATTTTGGTTTTGTTTCTGTAGATGGTGGTTTATCATTAGGTGTTCCTGTTGCAGTTCCTGGAACAGTTATAGCTACTAAAAGTGGTCTTTTTGGTTTTAGTGTAACAACACCATTTCTAACTTCAATTGTCAGCACAAACATACTAGGTACTTCTGTAGGATTTTATGATTTACTAAATTGGGCAATTGAATACTCGACACATTTTCACCTCAACTCGGGTGGTATTGGCGCTAGTGGTATGACAACAAACCAACCTATGCAGACCTGTTAATATATTATGGAGAAAAAATAATGGCAAATTATGGAATTTACACAAGATTAGGTTACAATTTTGATGATACAAATTTAGGCATCATCAACTTATCAGATGAAGCAAAGGCTCATCTAAATTCGACACCTGATTTGATGAAGGATTGGCAGAAAAAAGATATTGCAGATAGTAACACCAGTGGATATGTAAAAAATCCTATGGCAGATTTATATTCTGCATTGTTTATTCATTGCAATACGATGTATAATATTGCAAACAATGACCCTGCAAACACTTGGATAAGTTATGCCGCTGCAAACACTATCTTATCTAATACAAGTAGTTTGATGATTTCATTGAATTTGTTTAAGAGACATACTGATAATATTTCAGGTGTTGCGGATATGACACAAGGTGGTTCTATGACCTCTCAGTTTCCATACAAAAAAACTGCAATAGGTATTGGTAAACTATTGACTTATATCACTCACGAATCTGATGGCATAATGAATGCTTCACCAATGTTGGGTCACTTCACCAGTTTTTTCATTCCTGATGAATTGGCGGCTAATAATGTTATACTTGCGGCTGACAATGTAACAGTTAATATTGCAGCTTCATCAGGTATTTGCAATTTGACTCCAGCTCAAGCAAATACCATTTCTACACATTTGATTAATGCAAACACTTTGATAGAAACCAGAAGAAACCACGACATAAATTTCTTTAGAAATTCACTGGCCGTTATTGCAGACTACGGAAAAACACAAGAATTTTCTAACCTTGGAGAGGTTGAACACAATCTCGCCAATAATTATATTGGCACCGACAAGTTACTCTCTAGAATTAACTCATAAATAAAGCATGGCAACCGTAACCACAGACATAGTTAGAGAATTTAAAGACCTGGATCTGAATTTTAACATTCATCCGGTCAAAAAAGACATTAACCGAAACATCGGTGCAATGTCGGTTATCAATTCTGTGAAGAATTTGATACTGACAAACCACTATGAGAAACCATTCCGACCAGAGATTGGTTCTAATGTCCGTAGGTTGTTGTTTGAAAATCTTGATGTTGTTACTGCAACAACCATTCGAAATGAAATACAAAGAATGATTGAGAACTATGAACCTAGGGTTAGCATCATAAATCTTAAGGTTAATGCAGATTTCGATAACAATGGGTTCAAAGTTTATATGGAATTTTATATTGTGAATCAAACTTCGCCCGTCACAATTAATTTCTTCCTTGAACGGATTCGATAGATGGCTAACGCTCGTTTACAAATTACAGACCTTGATTTTGACCAA